CAAGTAATGTAGAAGCCTTTCTCTGGCTTGTCTTCACGCTTGCGTACTTCCAGGCCAATACCCTCAAGAGCCTTGACTGCGTTGTCACTGAGGTTAGTCAACTCAAGCTGATACTTGCTAGACATCTCGTTGACCTTATTATGGTTACACCACATAACGGTGGCTTTGACTGTAACCGGCTTTGCATCACTCATATAATTCTCCTTTTAGGTTAGTGAGTAATTTGGTTAGACTTCGGTTCTGCTGCTTCAGAAATCATTATACAGGCAGTTTCTAGTATGTCAAGCATTTCTTCATATTTATTTGTTAAATCTTTGCTGTAGGCCACATGGATAGACCCATTGATGACGGCTATCATCAAGGCAGACTCTGGCTCTCCAAGGTCCTTAAAGTCGTCTAGTGCGTTTGACACCAATTATCTCCAATCTTATATTCGCCGTCCAAGGGGCAGCGTAGTTTAAGGGTCCTGCCTGCTTTTCTGATGCTCTCTACTGCTAAAAACCCTACTCTTTGTGCGTGTTCTTCCTTGACTTCTAACTGGAACTCGTCATGCACATTGACAACAAACCTGGCATCTAGTTTGTTCCTGCGGATACTCTCGTCTAAGAACACCAGAGCCTGCTTCATCACTATCGCACCAGCACCTTGTAAAAGTGTGTTGAGGGCTGCGTGTTCGGAGCGAACGAATAGCCTACGTCCATCAAGACCCGGTAGGTGCCCTTTATCGGAGAGTTTATCAACCGTGCTGCGAAGAGCCTGCAAAGCTGGCGTGTTCCTAAGAAAAGAATCGATGAGCCTTTGCCCTTCCTTAGCTGAACCACCAACAATCGACCCGATTTTGGTAGCCCCTGCGCCATAGAGGAATGCATAGATAAACGTTTTGGCTTGCGCCCTTGTAGATAACCCCGCAGCTTGCTGGTTCTTGGTATGTACATCAGTTCCCAAATCCTGCGAGCCTTCTGTGACCGTCTTAACATAATCCTGATCCTTCATATAGTGAGCCAACATACGCAACTCTAAGCCACTGGCATCAGCACCAACGAGTTTATAGCCCTTTGGCACGGTAAAGAGACTGCGGCACTCTATCCCATACGGAGAGCCAACGGAGGGCACCTGAGCCATGTTAGGGCTTTGGTGCGTCATTCTTCCCGTGACTGCTCCGTTTGTGATGACCTTACCGTGAATCCGTTGCTGGTCAGTCGTATTCTCAATCCACGACTCAACCATAGCCACCCGTTTCTGAAGCAGTAAGTATTCGGCAATAGCTTGCGCTTCTGGAATATTAACTCCTGCAAGAACGGTCTCATCTACTTTGGCTTGACCGTTGTCCGTGAAGTGCTGCGGCTTCCAGCCTTTTTCTTGGAGGCGCTTGGCGATTTGCTGCCTCGAGCCGGGGTTGAAGACTTCGATATCGTCTTTGAGCTTCTTTCCAGTTTTCTCTGAATAACGCTCGGTTGTGATTGGAGGAAAGATGAACTGTAGGGATGCCTCAATTGTGCCCATTTTATCTTTAAGTCCTGCCAGAAATACCATAGCCGTTGGCAGATCGAATTTAAAACCGTTTCGCTCTTGCTTGTAGATGACGGCTGCGACTTTGTGTTCAAGTTCGATACTCTTTTCCGAGAAACCATAATGTTGTTGCTCCTTTAAAAGTTCAAAATAAGTTAACTCCAATACTTCTACATCACGCCTGCAATAACGCTCTAACAGTTTGGGGTGTGGCTGGTCAAACGGTAGAGTGCTCTTCTTGTCAAAAGAGAGTTTGTTGATCCTGTGCCAGACTCTCTTGTAGTCTATCTTCTTCCTTCCTAGCCTGTTGCCCCAACTTTCTAGGCTGTGTCCGTTTTCTCTGTTTGGACTCATCAGCCTTGACATGACTAGGGTGTCTATGCACATCGATGGAGTTATCTTCGTATTCCATAGCCTGTTCAAGATTGGGAAGTCGAAGCTGATTCCGTTGTGCGCTACTACTTGTGGTTGTTCCTCTAACATTTTTAATAAAGTGTCGGCCTTGTGATGACATTTAACTTCTCCGCTTCTTAGTTCCTTTGTCACGCACAGGTGGATTTGGCTCAACTGGGAGTTGGTCTCTATGTCCAGAAAAACTATCGATTTGTTGCCAATCTCGGTCATCTTCGCTCTTCTTCAGTAATTTGCCGTCATCTGTTAGTAGGTAAAATGTCAATACACCACTCTTATTTATCACGCTTGTAACGCTTATCGGCTTCATTTGCTATCCTCCTTAACTCTGAAGCTGCTACCACAAATGCCTTCTGTGTATCATCCATCGTAGGCCACTGCTCAATCTCTGACATCAGTCTAAAGCAGGCAATACAATATACACCTGTTTTATCAACTTTGCAAATGGTTTTACAGGGACTCATTTGTTGGTGTTCTGCAAGTTTATCAGTTCTGTGTTCAGCCTAAACACCAGGGCATCTAGTGTACGATTCTCATCCTCAAGCCTTTCCATCCTAGCCCTCATCATAGCGTTCTCACGCTCCAGTTCCGACACCATATCTACTAACTCTACTTCATACGGCACACCTGAAACTCTAACCATTTAATCCTCCTTATAAGCCACCCAAAGGGCGAAGATAACGACAAATAACAGAAAAAGCAGGTAGTTAATCATTTTGTAGCCATCCAATAAAGACCTACGTTAGAAAAAGCATAACCGGCATACACCACCAACAGAGCAATGTTACCCTTCATACCCTGCTCTGCGGCGATGTAGGCATAGATACAGCCGGTCACGATGATAAGCCAACTACTCATGCTTGCTTTAAGAGTGCTAGGCAGTCTTCAAGTGCGTTCATCAATGCCTGCCTTTCAGGATTGTGGGCATCAGAGTATTTTCCACTGACCTGCCTTAGATCAATAAACTCTAGCACCAAGTCTTCCAACTTCTTATCTACTGTCATAGCAGGAGTGGGGCTGTCATCAGTAAAAATAAGACACTCAACATTACCACCATCGCCCAGTCCAACATAGGTATCCACCTCCAGTTCTAGTTTCATTTTAGATAGTCTCCATAGATTTTTAGAAAGTCCATTACTTCACGCTTTGCATCAGAGTCGAGCAAGTGCCCATATTCTTCAGGATGATTAAACTTGCTAACCAACTTAACAGCAACCTTGATCTGCGCTGTCAACTCTTCGTTGACCTCTTCAAGGTCTTTGATGCGCTCTTCTAGCTGCTCAAGAGCACTATAATCAACGGTATCGTAGTCAGCATCGTTCCAATAGTCGTAAGAATATTCAGTCATTTCAAACCTTTCAATATTGATGATATAAAAGCAAAGCAACCTATCAGTAGTGCAGATGTCATAGTGCGGCCTCCGTTATCTCATTCATGCGGCCTGTGTGTTTATCGTAGAGAACGGCACAGGCTTTACCAGTCTCTCCACTGTATCGGTTTTTGATAACCCTGACCCTTGTGGTGTTGCGCTCAATAGGGTCTTCATGCTGTGCTGACCTTTCCAATCCTAGCACCATGTCTGCCAATTGTCCAATACTTGCTGAACCCCTTAATTGGGACAGGCTAGTGGCTGCGCCCTCTTCATGGCCTTTACCCTCTGGCCTGCGGAGATGGGACACCACAAACAAGGCCACCCCTGTTTCCTGCACAATCATCCGCAGCTTGGTCATAATCTCATCAATTGCTTTGCGCTCATCGCCGTGATCCTGAGCAGACACCACGATACTGACATGGTCTAGCAGAATGTACTTACAGTCTAAGCCTTTGGTGAAGTATCGAACCCGATTGATGATGTTGTCGATTGCGGTAGAGCCAAAGCAGTCATAAAAGAAAAGCCTATCAGAGCCAAGGGTCTTATCAAAGGCTTCCTTCTTAGCCGATTCTGTTGCCTCAGTCTCTGCTAGGTGCAGTGGCTTATTGATCGCCAATGACATCAGAGACAAGGCAGTCCGTTTAACCGACTCTTCGAGAAACATAATGCCGATATTGTCCTTGGTCTCGCACAGCAACTGCCATATCACTTCCCTGATAAACTGAGACTTACCAAGGCCAGAGCCAGCAGTAACCACCACCATTTCCTGTTGCCTGATACCGCCTGTCATGCCATTGAGGCCAGCATAAGGATAGTGCGCTTGTGCCTTGGGCAAGGGCTGCATAACCAACTCGAACAACTCAGAGCCGGCAACGATACCGTCAGGCACATAAGTCTCTGCTGCCCACCATGCCTTTACGAAGTCCGCAGATTTGTTGTCCTTCAGATAGTCGCAGGCATCCTTGAACCCTTTGCCCATTTTCATAATCTTGACTTTACTGCCAAACAGATCAGCAACGGCTAGAGCTGCTTCCTGACCAGGTTCATCAGCATCAAAGGCGAGCACCACAGTCTCGAAGCTGTCGATGTACTCGAATTGTGCTTGGCAGTCCTTCACAGCCGATTGTGCCCCGTTTTTGATGCTCACCACAGGGTAGAGAGACCCCGTCATCTGAAAGGCAGCCAAGGCATCTAATTCGCCCTCACAAATGGTCAGATATTTACCGCCGGCAGGATACCTATT